ATGAAGTGGACCAAGGCCTACGCTACCGGGAACGACGAAGTTGATGAGCAGCACAAAACGCTATTCCTGATGTCCGATCAGTACCGCGAAGCACTGGAAGCTGGTCAGGGCGAAAGCACATATGACGTTTTCCTCGAGTTCCTGAGCACCTATTCCAAGTCCCACTTTTCTTTTGAAGAAGAATGCATGCTTGCGCACGTTTGCCCGGTCGCAGCTCTAAACAAGACGGAGCATTGTGCCTTCACAAAGGCTGTCGACAAGGAAGTGGAGAGGTTTCGTCGCGATGGATTTGACCGGTCGGTAGCTTCTAACTTGGTGAATGCAATTGACCGCTGGCTCGAAAGTCACATTGGCAGGGTGGATGTGCAGTTGAAATCCGTCATGCCGTGACCCGGCGGCGCAGGGCCGCGCGATACTGCAGCCCTTCGCCTCAGCCTTCTGTCCCGGCGTCGGGGTCCGGCCCCTCGCCGCAGCGATAAAGCGTCCATCTTGCGCGAAGCACCGCAGCATCCCGTGCCTTGGCGCAATGATCCTTTTCCCACCAGGCGAGCAGGCGGTTGATGATCCGCTCGCGCCGCCGCCAGACCGCGACCTTCGGCGAGGAGTCGGCTTGGGCTTCGGTCATCCACGAAGGACGCGACCAGGTGCCCGCCTCGGCCGAGGTGGTAATCGAGGTCGATCCGCCGAAGATCAGCGCGTTGAGCGCCTCGGAAACCAGAGAAGCCAGCTTGAAACCGACCTCGTAAAGGACGTGCCCCAACTGCCGCAGCGGGTTCCGACGCGCCGTCATGGGGCAATCCCCAAGGCTGCGGCCATTGCCAGCGCCTGCGCTTTGGCGGCATCGAGGACGGCCTGCACCGCCTCGGGGGTCTCGGCAGCGTCAATTGCATCGGACGTGGTGCGGCGCACCCCGGAAACGCTGCCAATCACCGCCCGGAACAGGTCCGCATTAGCGAGGATCAACAGCGCAAGGTTGTCGCGGGTTTCGCCCGTGATAGCGCACTCGGCGTCGAGTAGCGCGATCTGCTCGACGGATGCCGTGCCAGCGAGCCATGCCCGTGCGGCGGCTTCCTTCGCATCCCACGACAAACGTTCATCAATGGGGGTGTCCGCTGTGAAGATGCCAGTGAGGTTGTCGATCCACGCCAGCATGGCGCGTTTGGCGCTGGCCTTGACATCTGCCAGCGTCGGCGCCACCGGCTCAGGCTCAGGCGCCTCGGTCAGCGCGAATCCTGCGTCATTTGACCAGCCAGCCTGCGCCGGAGATACCTGATCGCCGTTCGGAAGGCGGAACCAACCGCCTTCGCGGATGGTCTGGATCATGGTGCCGTTTTGTTTTAGTTCGAGCATGTTAATCACCATTCAATAAAGATTGATCCGGTCGTGCCGGGGCTGCCCGGCGAGGCAGAACTTCCACTTGGGTAGCCCGGATGAACGGCGTTTCCGCCCGCTCCACCGGCTGCATAATTTGTCCCACCTGCCCCACCGGAGGCGCTGTTGTAATCGAAGTCTGATGCGGTCGTTCTGGTCTGCCCGACCGCACCTGCCGACCCTGTAAGTAAAGTATCGCCTACGGTAGCTGCTCCACCAGTCCCGGTGTTGCTGCCGCCGTTAGCGGATACAAGTGTAGTTGCACCGCGCTTCACTGTTGTTGGTGTGCCGGAGCCGCCGACATTACCTGCACCGAATGTTGATGTTGTGCCACCGACGCCACCGCCGCCGATGGTTATGGTGAGGGTTTCGCCGGGGGTAACTGCTAACGCATTTTTTATAGCCTTCCCGCCGCCGCCCCCGCCATAACCACCATACGCATAATAAGTTTCGCTCTGGTATTTATATCCACCGCCGCGACCGCCAGCGCCGCCGCCTACGGCTTCGACGTAAATAGAAGTAACCCCGGCGGGCACAACAAAGCTACCCGCTGACGTCCAAGTCCCGTGCGGGATAGTGGGCGACACTATTGGCATGAAAGGAAAGGCACTCATTGCAGCGCCCCCACGGATGCCCGCGTGAAGCCATTGTGCTTCTCGATGGTCACGAAGAAATCATCCCCGTTGACAGTGGTGAACGCATCGCCTGCGGTTTTCGTGAACCCGCTCAGGGTGATAGCCCCGGCGCTCGCGTTGTTGGTGATCTGAATGTGCATGGTGTAGTCACCAGCGACCGAAGGCGCAGCCAAGGTGAAAGCGCCGCCATTCACGATCTTGCGGAAGTTTCCACCGGTCGGGCTTGGCGTGTAGGTGCCTGTGGTCTTGGTGCCATCATTGACAGTGGTCGCTGTGAAGCCGCCTGCCAACGCCGCACCATTGATCGTATCGACCTCGAGCGCGCCAAAGACTTCAACTCCAGTGGCGGTGGTCCAGATCCGGTTCACGTTGTCGTAGCGCAGGTAGGCGCCTCCGTCGGCGCTAAAGCTAGCGAGGACCTCGGTGCCTGCGGCATTGCGCAGCGTGATCAACCCGCTGTTAAGGTAAATCCCGGACCCGGTGAGCGTCGCTAGCGCCACCCCGGCGGAATCGCGCAACACCAGGCCCGAGGCCGAGAGTGCCTGCAGCACATCGCTGCGCAGCTCCCAGCGATTGTTTGTGGTGTCGAACTTGGCCAACGTCAGCCAAACGGTATTGGCGCCGTTGCGCATCTTCAGCAGGTTGTTCGCGCTGTCAGCCCAGAACTGGTAGGCATAGGTGGTGCCCGGCGCTGCGGCCCCGGCCGAGGCCGAGGCGAGGGCCTGAAACGCGGCATTGAGATCGGCGAGCGTTGCCGGGAAGGTCTGGTCCGCAATCACGAAGTCGTTCTGGCTCATGCTGATACTCCATAGCCGCGGGCGACATAGTCGAAGCTGCGCGCCACGCCGTCCCCCGCCGTGTTCCTAAACTGGATGGTGAAACCGGCCGCGCTCTTGGCCGAAATCTCGTAATAGTCGCCGCTCGCCATGCCCTGCGCCGAGACGCCAAGCCCCGAGAGGCTGCGTAGCGCTGGGGTGAAGCTGACCACCATGCCGCCCGTGCCCGCTTCCAGGTCGGCTTCGGCGATGATGCGGTCGGGCATGTCAACCTCGACCGACAGCGCGGTTACATAGGGCGTGACATTGGCGCTGGCGGTCGAAAGCACGGCCCGAAACCGAAACCCGCGCGCCGTGAAATCCCCCACGCTGAGCGCGCGCCAGGCGCTCCAGGTAGCCATGTCGTCCGAGGTCGCAACCTCGAGCACGACGTCAATGTCGGCCGCGTTGGCATCGCCCGTGAATAGGCCTTGCCGCGCTGAGAAAAGCCCTGGCGCCGCCGCGAACAGCCCCGCTGTATCGTCTTGGCGCGACACCGCAATCCGCGCGGTCAGCCGCGAGGTGTAGCGTGCCCCGAGATCGACCTGGTCGCGGAACTCGTAGACGCCGCTGCCAGGCGCGGAATAGTCGGTCAGCACCAGCCCGAGGCCGCTGCGGCAGGTGGGTTTGACAGTACCGCCAGCCGCGCTGAACAGACCGGAGGCAGCGGCGAAGAGCCCCGGCACGTCGTTGAACCAAACTTCGGCGCCGCTAAAGCCCGACTCTTCTGTCATCGTCTCGACCGCGTTCAGCCCCTCGACGCCCGCGATGGTGGTGACGATCGCGGTGGGGTTCAGGCTTTCGTTTCCGAGCTTGTCGACCGCCCGGATCAGATATGTCCCCGTGCGCGCTGCGACGGTCGCACTGGTGCCCGGGCGAGGCACTTTGGGGACCAGCGTGACCGCGTTCGAATAACTGGCCTCCGAGGTCGCAGGCGACCAGCGGATGACGTAGTGCGACAGATCCTCGTCGGGCACCGGATCCCAGCGCAGGTGCGCAACTGCGCCGGTGATGGCAATGTCGAAACCGGTCACGTCGGCGGGCGGCAGACCGGGCAGCGCCACCGGCCAGGCCAGCAGCTCGAGCCAGTCGGAATTGGTGCCAAGCACGCTGACCGCGCGCACCCGAACGTCATAATCGGCCGCCTCGATGCCCGAAACTTCGAAGCGCCCCGCCTGGCTCGCACCGACATCGCGCCAGACCGCATCGCCGCTCGGGCGATATTGCACTTCGGCGCTGTCGATGAAGCCGCCTTCCCAGGCGATGTCAATGATCAGCACGCCCACCGGCTGCTGGTTGCGGATCCGCACCTCGGTGGAAAGCGTCACCCCCGGCAGGATCGGTGCAGGTGGCGGTGTGAGCCCGGTCGAAACCGGTTCCCAAGGCAACTCGTCAGCAGGCGCCCAGTCGTAATCGGCGGGGTCGCGCTCGCGCAAGCTGACCTGCTGCAGCGCCGTGCCAAGGTCGTCCACACATTCGGCCAGTTCGAAGACCTTTGCGTCGTAACCATTCGCTGCACTCGTCCAGACCACCGCATCGAGCGGCTCGAGGATCGCGGCATCGGGCGGCAGTGTCAGCGAATGGCGCCGAAACCGGCGCTCTTCTTCGATGTAGGCGCGCATCAGCCGCTGCACCTGGTTGGCGTAGGGCACTGCAGGCAGGCTCAGGTCGGCCACGAGGCGGCGGTCCTGATCGAGCATCTCGTAATCGGCATTGAAGCGTGGCGGCGCGTCCTTGCTTTCCCAAAGGCTCGAGGGTTCGGGGTAACTCGCTTGAATGCCATTCCAGGTGCGATCAAGGCCAGGGAAGGGTTCAAACCCCTGTGCGGCGGTGACGATCACGTCGTCATCCGAGAACACATATACCGGCAGGCCGGGCCCGCCGACGCGGATTTTCCAGATGCCGCCGACTTCGGCCATCTGGCCTGAACACCCCTTTAACAGCTCTTCAATGACGCTTGCAGGCTCTTCATCGACCGTCACTTCAAAGCCCGCGCGGTACTGTGGCTCTGTACCGCCCTCGGAAAGCGACACCGGCAGATCGCAGTCGTTCATCGCGGCGAACCAGGCATCAAGCGGCAGGTCGGCCTCGGCGCTTTCGCCGCCCCAGATCGAGCCGTCGGGCAGGGCAATGCCGCGCAGGATGTTGTAGATCTGCACGACCGGGTTGGCGCTCGGACTCCAACTGGCGAGATCCGACCAGCGCTGCGCGCCGCTGCCGCCGACCGAGCTGTCTGCGCGCGGATCGTAAAGCGGGATCCCCGCCAGCACGAAGCGCACCCGCGGCAGCGCGTTAAAAAGCTCGCGGTTGTAACGGAAGGTCAGCACCGCATAGCAAAGCCCAGTTCCGACCATGTCGGCCTTCCACGGCCGGTCGGGATCGGCACCATATTTGGCCAGCAGCATCGGGTCGGCGGCGATCTGGGTGCCGTCGTAAAAGGTGACCCAGGCGTAGCCTTCGTATTTGCCGAGCACCGGGCGGCCGTAGGTGGTCTCGTCGGTGCGAGGGAAAAGACCGAGTGGATCCGGCCAGTCTGGCCAGGCAGGCCACCCCGGCAGCCCCGAGTGCAGCGTTGAGCCGCCCTCACTGACCACATTGGGGCCAATCTCGACATAGGCATCGTCGATGATCAGCCCGGTCAGTGACTGGCCGGGCACATCACCCAGATCGATCACATAGGTGAGGTAAGCGTTTGGGGTCTTTCCGGACGTGCCATGGCTCATCGCCGGGGCAAGCGCAAACCCGGCCGTTGCGTATTGCCCGAGGATGAAGCTCTGCGGGTTGGTGCCGCCCGAGGCGGTGGCCGAGGTCTTGATCCCCGGCGCCTTCGGTTTCGGCGCCAGTGCCTGCGCCAACGCCGACAGCGCGACCGAAACGAGCAGGCGGCCGAGTACCGTGCCCGTCAGGAAGGTACCAACGGCGGAGGCGCTGAAGGCGGTCGCGGCGGCGGCAATTGCGGCAAAGACATGGGGCATATGTCAGCCCACCCTGAAAGCGCGCGTGGCGCGCGAACGCGGCACGAGGGAAAGGCCTCGCGGCCCCAGCACGTAGATCATCTCGCCCTGCACCAGTCCAAGTGCGGGACCGTCCTCGGTTGCCACCACTGCGCCGTCGCCGGTGCGGGCATAGGCCGATGGCATCTCGGGCAGAAGTGCTGCGGCAAGTGCGACGTGATCGGCAAACCCCGCCCCGACGCAAAAGCCTGAGCCCGGCCACTGTATTCGGGTAACGACCGCGCCAGGTGGCGGCTGGATCAATGCCGGTCATCGCCTCGACCGCCCCAGCAAAAAACGAGCGCGCAGTCGTTTTCGCCCTCGGCAAAGGGGTGCAGCGCCGCGTTGGCCAACCAGGCTGTGAGGCGCGGTTTCCAGTCAGGCAGTCGAGTGAGCGGAGCTTGGGTCATGACGATTTCGCCTTCGCTTCGCCCCAATAGACGTCGACTGCACCCGAGATGTCAGTGTAGCGCCGCAGCCGGTCATCGCCGCGCCGCCGCTGGCTTTCGTCGCTTTTCTTCAGGGTCCAGCACCTTGGTCAGGGTCGCGCGCCGAGCTGGCCAAGGTGACCTCGACCGCCCCCTGCCCGCCGACTTCGGGCGTGGGCAGAGAAATGGCATCGATCCAGCCCTTGAACACCCGATGCGGCGCCTCGATCAGCTCGCCCGAGGCGGGCGCGAAAAAGGCACGGTGGATCTCGACTGGAGCAAGCCGAGCATCATAACCGCGCAGCGCCTGCGCCACCTCCGGCGCAGTTGGCGCCAGCGTCACGCGGTGCATCCGCACCACGATGCCGGTCTGCATGGTGATCGGCTCAATCCCCAGCACCCCGCCCGCGCCGTAGTAAAGCCGCGAGGTACCATCAATCGTGAATCTCTGGTGATCATCGCCGGTCCAAAGCCCCAGCGCCTCCTCGGCACCGGTCGCGCGGTTGCGCGCCCTGACCCAGATCAAGAGGCGCGACATGACGCCTTCGCGCGAGGCGAGGTAGAGGCTGGTGGTGGTTCCAAACGTGCGCATCGCTACCTCAACGTCTGGATGAAGCGGAAGGTGATACCCTCGGTCAGGAAGCGCGACACCGCGCCCGCGTCGATCGAGCCGGGTTCCAGCACCGCCTTGATCGCGGGCTTGATCAGATCAACGGCGGCGCCGGTACTGGCACCGGGGCGCAGGGGCGGTGTCACCTCGATCGTGCCGGTGATGCCGCCAGCGTCTGCCACTCCGCCGGTCACCACGCGGTGCAGCGCCTGGCGCACCGGCCCGGTGCCATAGGCAAAGCCGAGGTAATCGCCACTGGAGATCACATAGCCCTCGGGCAGCCCAGCGAGTTTGATCTCGCGCGCACCCGCCAGCAGCTCGTAAATCGCGGGGGTCGCCGCGCCAAGCAGACCGCCGTCCGGATCGGCGAGTGGCGTCGAGCGCGTCACGTCATAGGCTAGGAACGATGCCCCAGCGCCGCGCAGGACCGACAGCAGAGCGAGAACTGGAGCGGCCTCGGCGCGCGACAGGCGACCGAGCGCAACCTCGCCCGACCAGAGCCGCGGCCCGAGATCGGCCGCGAGCACCTCGCCGCCGCCGGTACGCGCAATCTGTACCTGCTCAGGGCAATCGAAGGTGATCCGCTGCACCCCCAGTAAGTCGAAGAAGGCCTCGCGGGTTAGCGGAAAGGTGAGCGCCATCAGCCGACCCTCCGCGTGTCAGCCGAAATCTGGCGCATGCGCAGCGGCAGCGCCGAGCGGTCGTATTCGGCAAGGCCCCGCCGGATGCCCTCGGCCACCAATGTCTCAATCTCAGCATTGCCGCGCGCGCCGCGCAGATCGATCGTGATGTTGCCGGGCGCGGTGGGTGCCAGCTGCGCCGCAGCGCCCGCCCCGCCCACCATGCCGCCGCGCGCAAAGCCGGGCATCGTCGCACCGGCGTTCATCGCCTCGAGCAAGTGACGGTGGCGGCGCGTGGCCGCTGCGGTCATCACGAATTCGCCTGACGAGGCGGCGATCAGCACATCATCCGAGGTGCCCGAACCGGGGCCTGTGATCAGCCCGCCGTCCGCTTTGCCGGGAAAGATCGCCTTGAACAGCATGGTGAAGAGGCCGCCGCCGCCGGACGTGCCAAACAAGCCAGCGAGAGGCCCCTCGCCCAGCAGGGTTGCCTGCAAGGCCGCGCGGGCGAGAGCGGCGACGATGTTGTGCAGCACGTCGACCAAGGAGCCGCCACTAAAGATCGCCTTCTCGAAGGCGTCGTAAACCGTGTTGGCAAAGAAATCCTGCGTCTCCTGCAGCGCCTGCATCTGCTCCTGCTCGCGCAGGCGCGTGGCGATCAGTTCCTCGACCAGCTGGCGCTCGACATCGGTCGCCGCGGCCAGTGCATCGCGGTGCTTCAGCATCTCGCGCTGCACCGGGTCGGTTTCGCGCAAGAGCGCCAGCTCCTGCATTTGCGCGTCGATCAGATCGGCAAGTGCGGAGCGTTCCTTCGCGGCACCGCCAGCGGCCGATCGCTGGTTTCTTTGCCATTCGGCATAAGCCTGGTCGAGCCGGGCAACCTCTTCGGCGGCGGAGACCGCCTCCTGGCGCAGGATCGCAATATCCAGCTGCTCTTCGGGGCCGCTGCCACGCGGGGAGCCAACCGTCGAATCGAACCGTAAAGCCGCCAGTTCCCTGGCGAGCTTGACCGGGTCGTCCTTGAACTCGAACTTGAGCTGCGCCTCACGCAGCGCGGTCTGGCCTTGCGAGGCCAGCGATTGCGCGGCACCGAGGGCCGCGAGCAGTTCGTCGGCCAGGCGGCGCGCTTCATCCGCCGCGCGCGAAATACCACCATCGACGTCGGCTGCGTCAATGTCGCCGGTCAGCCCCAGCGCGGCGCGCAAGGCCCGCTCGACATCAAGCGATTTCTGGTAAAATTTGCGCTGTTCTTCGGTCATCCCGCCGATGCCACCCGTGGCGTTGACGATCAGGCCTTGCAGCTGGTCGATCCAGAAAAGCTGATCCTTGAGCGAGGTGCTTTCGCCCAGCATCTCGAGCGCGGTGACCATACCCTCGACCGCATCCCAGGCGGGCGTGATCGCCCCGAGAGCATCGGCACCGAACAGGTCGGACAGGCGCGCGCCCGCGCTGCGGAACCCGCCCGACATCGACTCCGACAGTGCCTGCGAGGCTTCCGCGGCGTCGAGAAGCACCTCGCGGATGCGCAGTTCCTGAAAGGCGCGCTCCATTTCGAGGATTTCTGGTGTCACCGCCCCAAAGTCCGCGCGCATGCCGTCGAGCGTGCGGCGCGTGCCATCGCGCAGCGCCTTGATGCTCTTGTCGAGATCGCCAAGCACTTCGTCGAGCCCGCGCGCCTCATCTCCCGCTGCCGTGAGCCATTGCACCAGAGACGCACCAAGGGCGATTGTGCCGAGGGTCAGGAGAGAGACCGGGCTCAACATGCCCAGGAATGCCGATTTGAGCGCAGTGGCGGCCCCTGCGGCACCCATCGGGCCGATTACCTGACTGATCTGCGTGCCCTGCTGGATGGCAAGCTGCAACGGGTTCTGCCCCGCCATCATCATCATGCCGATGTCGTTGAACTGGGCGGTCAGGTTGCCCACTTGGCCAGCGGCAACGTTATGTGCTGCGCCAACCCGTACCACGGTCTGCAGATTTGCCGCACCAGCCCGATCGACACCCTCGACAGCAGCCTTGGTCTCGGCGAGCGCCGCTTGCGTGGCGTCAAGCCCGGCGACCGCCGCTTTTGGGTCGAGCGTGATCTTGCCGGAAAGAACGAAGGCCTGGCTCATTGCTGCGCCTCGTTCATAGCGGCGATCGCGCCGTGCTCAATAATCTGCAGATCGGCCCAGAGCGCGGGCGTGACGGCAATCCCGGCAAGATCGAGCCCGGCGCGCGCGCCTGCGTAATCAAGCCCTGTTGCCGTCATGCCGTTCATGTGTCCCACCACTCTCCACTGTGTCGCCACGCTCAGAAACGCCTCGAAGGCCGCGAGGTTTTCCGCCCAGATGCCGGGGCCCGCAACGCCTGCCGCGCTCCCCTTGATGTCCAGACCCCAGCGGCGCGCATCCGCCTCCGCCTCGTCTTCGCCCGCCCCGCCAAACTCGCCCCGCGCCCAGGCCCGCCCGGCGGCAGTCAGTTTCCCGCGCGGGCCTTGGTGACCGCCGTGATGTAGGCACGCAGCAGCGCCGCCCGTGCGTAAGGCAGCGCCAGCACCTGGTCGCGCACCGCATCGGAAAAGGGCACCGGCTTGCCGTCATCGTCGACGATGTCCTCGAGCCCGACCACCGCGCGGCCGAGAAAGGCCATGATCTCGTCGTTCGTTTTCAGCGCGAAAACATCGTCGCCCTCGCCCGACAGCACCCGAAAACGGGCCTTCAGCACCTCTTCGCGGTGGCCGCCATCGGCGGGCACCTGCACCGGCACGGCATGGGTAAATTCGGGGTTCTGGATGATCTTGAACATGTCGGCTCCGCTATCAGGTGAGGGTGAGGGTCCACTGGTCGTTACCGGCGCCGGGCAGTGGCACCAGGCGCAGCGGCCATTCGAGGATGTTCTGGGCGTTCTCGAGCCCTTGCGGGCGCTGCATCTGCGCCGTCGGCACCGCGAGCGTAGCGATCTGCCCGGCCACGGTGCCATGCGTCAGCACCAGCGCCACCGTGTCCTGCGCCAGCGCCTTGGCGTAGGGGTCGAACGTGGTCAACGCAACCGCCTCGACCTTGGCCTCGATCGCCTCGGCCTTCTCGGCGATCAGCACCGCCTCCGACCCGATCAGAAAGCGGTTCTCGATCTGGTTGCCGAGATCGAACATCAGCGAGCGCAGCACGAAGCCGGTGCCGCCAAGTGTGAACACCGGCGTGTTGGCGCTGGTGGCCAGCAGCGGTTTCTGGAACGCGGTCAGGGTCGGGGTCACCCGCGCGGTCTCGGCCGCCTGCGCGAAAAGCCCGGTGAAGCTGAATTCGAGATAGGGGATCGCCTGGGCGCCGATACTGATCTTGGCGGTGCCGCGCGCGCCCTTCAGCACGTAGCGGGTGTCGCCGATCCAGAGGTGCAGCGTCAGCGACTCATGCGCCTCGCTGACCGGGTTGTAGGTGACCGAGACCCCGGCGCTGATCACTTCCGCCACGGCGCAACCGCGCAAGAGCACCCCCCAGGCGGGCGCGGTACCGGCGGCACCCGAAGGCGCCATCTCGACCTTGAAGGCAAGCTTCTGGTGCAGCTCGGCCGGAATCGTCGCCTGCGAACCGAGATAGGCGAGTTCCAGATCGCGGCTGACATCGGTGCCTTCCATCGGGGTCAGCGTGACATCGGTCGCGAGGATCGCGTTCGCCGCCCCGGTCGGGGCGGCATCGGTGCCGTAGCTGGCCTCGATCTTCGCCAGCAGGATTTTCGTGCGCCATTTAATGGCCATTTACGCCTCCTTTTTTCGGGGCAGGTTTTCGGGGCGGGTTTCGGGGTGGCGGCGGGCGCCGCGGCCGGTTTCAGCGTGCCGTCGGGCTCGCGCGTGTAGCTGCCGCCCCGAGCGGGAAGGGTCTTGGTCATGTCGCGATCCTCAGCTGGTCGGAAATGGAAAATTCGAGCTGGTAGACGATCGTGCCCGCCGCCATGCTGATCACCGCACCGCGCCGCAGCAAAAACTCACCCACGGCATCGTCGGGGACCCACCCGACGATCGCGTCGATCACCGCGCGGATCACCGTGGTCGAGCGGCGCCAGCGCCGCGCCGCCGGTGCGCTCGTGCGAACGGAAAGTCAGGACCACCGCGATGACCTCCTCGACGCCTTGCACGAACATGCCAGCGGACGATGCGACCGGCCCGCCCTGCAGCCCGAGCGGCAGCACATGCGCGGCGGGCGTCACCTGCGGCAGCGCCTTGCGCGCCATCAGGTCGGCGAACTGCGCCGCACCCTCGACGCGACCGGACAGGCCCGTCACCCGGGCGTCGAGGCGGGCGATGACGTCGGCGACCAGCATCAGATGAAGCCTTTCAGGTTGGCCTCGGTCAGCGGGCGTTCGCGGTCGGTAATGCGCACCCCGGTGCCGCCACTGACGCTGGGCTCGGCCCCCGCCACCGACAGCCGTACCGCGCCGGTCGCGATATCGCGCAGCATCCTCAGCGCATCCTTGTAATCGGACTCGATCTTCGGATCGGCCGCGGCGATGTGCAGCTTCCAGATCGCGATCGCGCCCGCGATGTCGGCGATGAGCGCGGGCACTTCGGTCAGCGGTAGTGCGTAGCGCGCCGCCAGATAGCCGTCGATCACCGCATCGGTATCGGCCAGCGCCCGCGCCACCACGCCAGCGTCGACCTCGCCGGTCGCGACCTCGCCGCGATCGGTCAGCGCGACCAGCATGCGCGCGCCGAAGCGGTCGGTCAGCGTGGTCTGGGTGATGTAGGACATGCGGCTCAGGCCTTTCCGGGTTTCAGTGTCCAGGCGGCGGCATCACCGCCGCCTGGCAGGCCCCCTTGCGAGAGCATCGGGGCCGGGGGAACGAACGGCCCGGACGTCAGCCAGGGACGGAACTGACGTCGATCTTCAGCGCCGGATCGGCCTCGAGCGTGCGGCGGTCCGCCTCGCTCAACTCGCTTGCCGCGATCCGCACCGGCTCGGGCCCGAACTGGCGCCCGGCGCGGCGGCGGCCGCGCTTCGGGCCGGTGATCGTCAGGACGACCTCCGGCTGAACGCGCGGCGTCACCTGCGGCGCCTTCGGCGCGGTGTTCTCGCCGGAAAGGTCCGCCGATTGTGCAGCAACCTCTCCGGCACCTGCGCCGGGCTGCTCGACCGCAGCTGCGGGGATGACGGGCGCCTCTGCGCCCTCGGTATCGGGTTTCGCCGGTGTGGTTTTCCGGGCTCGTGCCATCGCTTTTCTCCTCTCGGCTCATCGAAGGGGGCGGGCGGCACCCGCCCCCTCTGGAAAAACCGAGATCAGGCGAGCCACGGCACGACCAGCAGCTCGGCCGTGCCTTTCCACTCGTTGGTCTCGCCGCCAGCGGCGTATTCCGAGTTCAGGATCTTGCGCGCCACGCTTTCGAGCGCGGGCGGCACCACCAGCAGGTTCGGCATGATGCCGAGCGGGCGGCCGTAATCGCCCTTCATGCCGCTCAAGGCCGCACGCGCAGTTGCGTAATGCGCGGCATCGAGCGTCTGCTTCGAGCCCCAGGCAAACTGCCAGAACCCAAAGCCCACGTTGCCGCGCGCGTCTGCCCCGAACACGAATTCCTTGTTCATGAAGACGTTCTGGTCAGTGAGCCGGTCCATCGCGACAAACTCGAAGTCGCGCCGCTTCTGCAGGATCACCGGCTTGATCGCACGGCTGACATCAAGCAGGAACCAGGGCGTTCCCGCGCCGCCATCGGTGTTGGCGACCGAGACCGGCGCGCCCTCGGCGTCGAGCACCGGGTGGTCGGTGTCGAAGAAGTACTGGCCATCGTAGCACTCGGTGGCAAAGCCTGCCTTCAGCAAATCGAACGCCAGGCTGTCCCATTTCGAGCCGGTCGACTGGCCCATTTCGGTGAACATAGGCGCGTAGATCCCGAGGTTGTCGGTTTCGATGTCGTCGCGATCGACGCCGATGGTCAGCTCCCAGGGCTTTTCCTTGATCGCGTAGTCGTGGCTTTGCAGGTTCTGCACCGCGCGCGGGCCGATCCATTCGCGAACATTGGGGATCTTGCCGAGCCAGCCGTACTTTTGCTCTTTCGTGGTCGCGGGAACGACCGTGGAAATGCGCAGGTGCTGGCTCGCAGCCTGACCAAGACCGCCCTGGAAGGAGGTCTTGAAGCCGACGCGCAGGGCGTCGAGGTTGGCGGAATTGATAATCATCGAGGGGCTCCTGATCAGGCGTTGCGGGTCATGGCTTCGTCGAAGCGGACCCAGACACCGAGATCGTCGACCATGTCGACGAAACCGGCGGGCGAACGGGTGGCGGTGCCGTCGGTCTTCGCCACCGTCTGGTCATCGACCACGTAGCAGAGGGCACCGATTTCGGCGGCGGTGATCTCATCCGCGGCCGCCGAGTTGGCGTAGCGGTAGACCCCCGGGCGATAACGCGCCTGGATGTCGCCAGCGGCACCCGCCGACGTTGTCGAACTGTGCCTCGGCACGGCCCGCGCCGATCGCACCGGTGGCGGTGGCGCCGGGGGTCAGGAACCCGGCGGCGTTGCGCATCAGCAGCGCACCGGCGAAGATCTTGACAGATGCGGCCACCGCGCCTTCGCGCAGGTCTCCCATTGCCATCGGCGTGTTTCGGTCTTGGGTCAGGGCGGTCATCAGAGAGCCTCCTCATGGGCGCGCTCGGCCTTGAGCGTCGCGGCGTAAGCTTTGGGATCGAGCCCCAGCACCTTCGCGGCGCTGATCTGCTCGGCATTCAGGGCCACCTCACCCGCTGGTGCGGGCGGCGTGGGCGCAATGACGCCACCACGGCCGAGGACCGGCAGCGCACCGATTTCCTTCTCGACGCGCGCGGCATCCTGCATATGCATGGCGATGTAGTGGTCGCGCAGCGGCTTCACGCCGACGTGGCCCTTCTGGATCGCGCCGTCGACGAAGGCGGTGGCCTTTTCGCGCGCCGTGGTCTCGGTGACGGCATTGAGCCGCGTGGTGACGGTGGTCAGTTCCGCCTGCAGCGCCACCACCTGCGACGCCTCGCCAGTATCGGCCTTGGCGGCCGTTCGTCGCGCCGGCTTCCACGCACCACCGCGCCGTCGCCGNNGACGCCGANNACCTGGCCGACTCTCGGTCCGACGCTGCGACTCGCAGCGCGACAGCGGGTGCCGCCGCATCCTTCGCCGCCTTGACGGCATTGACCACGGCGTCCTCGGTCGCGGCCGCATCGAGGCCGAGCGTCTCGGCCAGTCGTTCGAGCAGGGGTTTCACATCGCTCTCCTGGTTGAGCGCGGCAAGGCCGCGCAGATTGGGTCGGTTGACCAGGCTGGCGCGCAGGATCTGCGTGATCAGCCTGGAGGTGTCGTGCAGCACGACCGGGGAAATGGCCCGATAGGCGCGGTCGGCGACCAGTGCGCGCCCCGCCTCGGTCCATTCGACGCGGCCCCAGATGCCGTCGGCACGGGCCTGCATCTCGACGATCCAGCCGCGCGCGGGCGAGGGTTGCCCCAGCGGGGCGGCAAGATCGGTGGCATGGTTTTCGTCGATCGGCAGCCGGTCGACATCTGCAAAGGATGCGGCAATCAGCGCGGCGGGGTCTGTTACATGATAGGGGCCTCGTGCATCGGCGGTGCTGATCTGCCCCCCACCGCCGGGCAACAGATGCACCCAGTCAGGCGCCACCGTTGCGGCAGCGGCGTCTTGGGCGGCCATCAGGACCGGGGTGAGGGTGAGATGCTTGGTGATCATGGCGGCGATCATCGCCGCCGTCCGGCTCGCGTTACATCCGCAACGGTGTGCGGAGACGTGCCAGATCGAGCCTGCTCAATGCTGCACCCACGCGGCGCGGGCGGTCAAGCCCCGTCGCCACCGGCAGCGAGGCGCTCGATCCACTCGTTCACCGTCGCGATGATATTGCCGCGGTCGATCTCGGACAGCCCGATGAAAGGTCGCGCCGGAATCGTGCCCCAGGGGATCGGATGACCGGCGCTGTCGGCGCCGAACGCGCCCTTTGCCGCACCGAACTGCATCACCGCGGCATAGATCGCGCCCGACCCAACTTCGACGAAATCCGCGCCCGCCCGGTAATCGATCGTCGAATGCAACCTGCCGCTCGGGCCGAACAGGGGCCGAAAGTCGACCTTGTCGCCGCGGCGGGAATAGGCCTCGAGCGTGGTTTCCGCCTTCGGCGCCCAGGCGGCGCCTTCTGGCGAGACGCCCTGGTTGAACCTTTGCCCGGTCTCGAAGACCAGCTGCTCGCCGATTTCCTGCATCACCGGCGTCAGGTCTGACATCGAAGCCGCCAGCCGCGCCAGCATCCGGCTGACCTCGGCATCCTTGAGTTCAATGGTGATCATGGCTATATTTCCTCACGACAGGCGTGACACGGTAATATTCTCGCGGCCGTAGCACGATCCTCGGATCGGAGCGTCATGCAGGGTTTCCGGGAAACCGGGTGCGGGGCCCCGCCGCCTGTCATTTTCATCCCGTGCTCAACAGCCGCCGCAGGGAGCGATCGCGGACACCTGGGTCACCGCTTAGGCGCCGGAAACTCGTTACAAACAGCCCCTGGCCAGTCTGCGTTGCTTTCACCACCAGCACATGCCCGCTGGCGGCGGGGTCCTCGAGGACGAAGATCAGGGCATGGGGCCCATCCTGGATGACGCGCGTGGCGTCGCTGACCACCCGCTGCGCCTGCGCGTAATCGAGGATCGAAAGCTCAGCATGCCTGCGCAGCTGCTTCAGCGCGGTCTCGGCCGAGAGATCGGCCACTCGCTTTTTGGCACCGATCGCGGCCGCCTGATCGGCACTGATGCGCACCAGCGGGAAAGCGCCCAGCGGGGCACGCAGCCATGCCCCGAATATCTCCGAGGTCAGCCAGTCCTGGATCAGGTCAATCGAAGGTTTCTCGGGCAGCGCGTCGAGTTTGCCGCGCAGCGCCAGTACCGTATCGGCCACGCTGGCACCCGGCGCATAGGCCCAACCCTTGCCGATCCCGACCGGCGCACCGGTCTTCGGGTCGATCCGGCTCCAGTTGTCAGGCAGTTCCTTTCCTGGCTTGCCGCCCACGCGTCTGGCACCATCCTGCGAACGCGCCCCGAACACCTTGCAGCCACAACCCCAGCCATTGGGTGGAAAATGCGCCGCCCAGAACGGATGGTCCGCCTCGAGCACCACCCCATCCCACGAAAGGTGATCGAGCCGAGGATGCTCGGCACCGGAGTGCTTGTAGACCCAGAACTGAAACCCGCCCGCCACCAGTTGCGCATGCCGCCCCGCCGCGTAGGAAGTCGCCATGTTGGTGCGATAGATCACCCGCGTGCGCCAGGCCTCGCCCTTCGCCGTACCCTCGCCGGTCCAGCCGTGCCATCCGTGACGCTCGACGATCCCGCGAAAATCCTGCCGGAAGCTCTCGAGGCTGGTGCCCTCGGCAATCGCCCGATCGACCGCCAGCCCGAGGTCGGCCAGCAGGTCGGCTTTCATCGCCCCCGCCACCATGAAGGCGCGGTCGTGTTCGGATTGCCAGAGATCGTCCCAGCGCGCGGTGGGTGCCAGCGTGCCGAGCCGCAGCCGAAAGGCCGCAAGTTGTTCGGCAAACGGGCGACGAAAACCGGTGGCGAGGTCAGGCACGGTCCTGCTCCACCGCAATCCGCCCGGCCGCCTGCGCAAGGATCATCCCCTCTGCCAGGCGATCAGCGAGGGCGGTCGCGTCGAGCGCGGGAAACCCGGCACGCAGCATCTCGGCGAATTCCTCGAGCGAGCCCGCGGCCGCCAGCATCGCCTCGATCTTGCCGAGCATTGCCACCATCGCAGGGGCAGCCTCGTCGGCCAGTTGATCGGCCAGAACCGCCTCGGGCGAAGAAGGCTCAGAAATCGCCGCTGAGGCGCCCTCAGCGTTGAGCGCCGCCCTCATACCCGGAAGGGCGTCACCCCGTTTAATTTCGCCTGAAACCCGTTTAATCTCCCGATCCGGCCCCGCAGTCTCGGGTGCAGGCGGCTCGGGCGGAGTGTCGGGCGCCTTTTGCCCCAAAATCTCGTCGTCCTTGCCCGGTTCCGAGAGCTTCAGGCGGTCGCGCACCTCGCTTGCCCCGACCCGCATGCCGAGCGGCACCAGGATGCCAAGCGCTTTCACCAGTCCGTCGATGTCCTCGACCTCGGGTCGGGCGATCACCAGGCGCGGGTAGCGCTTCTGCGGCCCGAACTCGAGATCGATCCAGGGCCGGATCAGGTCGCGGTTGAGAATGGCCGACAATGCCTTGGCGTCTGCGCGCTCGATATCCTCCTGCACCTCGCGGTGCTCCTGCCCGACGGCGTGCCCACCGGCGATGGCGTCGGTGGTGGCGGTCTGCCCCAGCACCGCCTTCGAGATCTGCTGGTCGAGCCAGTCGGCGCGCTCGCGGTAGAGCGCCGAGCTGGCGCCGACCGTCTTCGACTCGATGAAATCGATCGCCATCGATTCCGGGATAATCGCGGCACAGTCGCCCGCGATCTGGCTGACCGCACGAAACAGCGTGTCCTTGTCGGCCTCCGAGGCGCCGGCACCATATTTTCCGACGCGCAGCGGTTGCCCGAAGGTCTGCGTGAAGATCGCCCAGTCGCGCTGCGTGTAGGCCTTGAACATCCAGCCCCAGGCGGCGACGCGGGCAAGGCCCGAGCGCAAAGCCAGCCCCGACTTCGCCTTGACCGCGGCGAAGACGAACTTGAACGGGTCGAGCGGCTTTTCCTGCCCCGAGGCGTCGAGCATCAAGGGGGTCGAGAGCGTGATGCGGTCGAAGCGGAACCAGCGCGGATCGCGCCATTCAAGCCGCGCCGGGCGCCACTGGCCTTCCGAGGTGTCCCAGATGATCTCGGTGAAGGAATAGCCCTTACCGATGCAGTCGAGGATGTCGAAGAGTTCCTCGGTCAGCTCGTCGCGGGTCAGCCATTCGCGCACCATGTCGGCCTTGGCAACATCGGCGGCATCATCGCTCGCCGCCTCGACCGTGATGTCGATCTGGCTGACCGAGCGCTTGCGGGTGCCAAGCACGCCCAGATAGTGCGGGTCGCGTTCCTCGACGGTTTCGGCGAGTTCCAGATAGCGCAACGGGTCGCCCTGATCGGCCTCGCGCAGGATATGCGCCAGCCGCACCGGGTTGAGCCCGTCGGCCGGATAGCCGGTGATCGGCGTGCGCACACCGCCAACCGTGGCGGCCGCAACCTCCTCCTTCAGCACCGAGCGCAAGATCGGGCGGCCCCAGCGGTCGAGCAGGGTCGGGTTGCGGGCCATCAGAAGCCTCCTCTCAAGCGCGCGCCAAGCGGTGGGCGCCACCAGTGGTCCTCGCGCCGCGCGTCATCCGCATCGGTGCTGTCATTGTCTGTTCGGGCGGCGGGCTGAGCGGCGCGGTAGCCGTATTCGACCCAGCGCATCCGGCTCGCAAAATGCGCCAGCGCCAGCGCGATGGCATAGTCACCGTGGCGCTTCTTGCCAGTCTCGCCTTCGCGCAACTGCGGCACCCGGGCGATGCCCCGGATCAGCTTGATCGCGCGCAGATCGGAAAGGTGCTCGGCGTCGGCGCCGATGGCGATCATGTCGTCCTCGAACGCTGCCTTCAGCGGCGGCATCTGCAGGCGGTACCATTCCTCGGTGAACTTCACCGCCATGATCGCGCCCGAGCCTTCCGGATCGGTGCGCAGGCCAAAGCGGCGGCCCATGTCTTCGGCCAGTGTCCAACCCATGCCGGTGGCGTCGAACGCGGCCCCGACCAGACGGGTGCGCACGTGTTCGAGCACCGATCCGACGATCATTTTCTGCTCGTCGCCGGGCACATTGCGCATCTCGATCGAGAGCGCCTCGCGCCGTTTAAGGCGCTGTTCAATGGCCAGTAACGACAGCGTTGAAAGGTCGGCAACGCGGCCGAAGTCAAAGCCCGCCGCGTATTGCGCGGTCAGATCGAGCGCGGCAACTGCATCCGCCAGATCCTTGATGAATGGGGCAAGCAGCACCGCCTGATCAAGCTTCGAGCGGTAGAGATAGTCGCCCGGCAGCTCGAGCCGCAGCACCGGCGCCGCGGCGGTCATCCGCGCCTCGATCAGCGGCGCGGGCAGCCAGGCGCCAGAGCTCATCGAGGGGATGCAGAACAGCTCTTCGTCGGCGCCGTCGCCGTAGAAGTCGATGATCTCTTTCCGCCATCTGGCCTCTGCCTCGGGCGACCAGTCCTTGCCGGTCACGAGGCAGATGCGCTGGTAAAGCCCGTCGCGCAGCGCGTCGTCGAAATCGATGCGCACGTGCTTGTGCGGGGCGCGGCCCGCCAGGATGTCCTGAACCGACTGGTTGAACGGATTGTCGGCACCGTTATGGGTCGAGCAGACAACCACCTGCCCGCCCCACATCAGGAACGCCAGCGCCGCCTTCAGGAGCTCGGCCAGGCTGTCGACGAAAGCCGCCTCGTCGATGATCACCACGCCCTGCTTGCCGCGCAACCCGCGCGGGGCCGAGGACAGCGCGAGGATCTCGAAGCCCGAGGCAAAGCGGATGCGGAATGCCTGGATGTGCTTGGTGTCGCTCGGGTCGGTCCGGGTTCGCATCCTCGAACAAGAGCTCGTCGGCGTCCATCGCCGCCATCGAGAAGGCGCGGGCCCACATCGCGCAGGCGTCGATGAACTCGCGCGTCATCTCCTGGCTGTAGGAGATATACATCGCATCCATGCCGCCGGCCGATTTCTCGCGCCCGGCGCGCAGTACCGCATAGGCCGCCAGCCCCCAGGTCAGCCCGACGCGGCGGCTCTTTTCGACAAAGAGCACGCGGCAGGCGGTCGATTCGAGCAGGCTGACAGTGCGCGCCTGATAGGGCAGCAGCACCTTCGGCAGCCCGACCTCTGCAATCACGCCGGGCATCGCCTCGGTTGCGGCGCGGCGCTGGCGCTCCCATTCGGCGGCGGAAATCGGCGCGGTCATCCCGCCACCCCCAGGATCTGCGCCTTGATGGCTTCGGCGGTTTCCACCGTCAGGCCTTTGGCGCGCGCCACCGTCTCGACCGCCGCGCCGATGCGGCTCTCGAATTCCTTCTCTACCTTTCGGCGCCGGTCGGTCGAAATGCTCTGCGCCTGCGCTGCCGACTTGAACGCGCTCGCGAGCAACATCGCGTCTTTCGGCTCGATCCCATCGGCACCATCGCCCAGCATGTGCAGCACCAGTGCCTTAATGGTTTCGGCAGTCATGATGGTTAGATCGTCGCTGTCCTTGGCGTCGAAACTGGCCGACAGCGCCGAGACGATCTGGCGGGTCTCGTCGAGCCGCCGCGTCAGACGCGCCAGCCGGATCGAGTAGCGGTTGAAGCTCGAAAACGCCGGGATCGCGAACTCGAGCTCGCCCCGGTGCTCGCTCATCAGCGCTTCGCACTTGCCGACGAACTCGGCGTAGATGTCAGTCTGCGTGCGCTCGCGCAGGCCCAGCTCGGCCGCGGCCCAGCTGATGATGCCGTCGGCCTCGGGCGGCATCAGATCGATCGCCGAAAGGCGTCCGCGGGTCACCTTGTCCGGTGCGGCTTTGCCCATGTCATTCACCGCCGCGGCTGGGTCGCGAGATGCCTTCGATGGCAATGGCGCGGCGCAGATGGCGCGCGCCCTTTTCGGTGAGGGTGGCGATTACCACCGAGCCCGGCTTGGTCAGCGTCACGGCGCCCATTTCAGCGAGCCAGTCAAGCTCGCCATGCACCCACTCACGCTCGCGGTCGATGCCGCCATAGGCAAAGATCGCCGCCGTCAGCTGCCCCGAATGCAGCCGTTCATCGGTCTGTTTTGCCAGTTCCTTGAGGATGATCAGCCGGGCGTCTTCCCGGATGCGCTGCGCCATGTCCATGTCACTTCCGCCCCTGCTCGATAAGCACTTCCTGCATGCGCTCGGCAATCGCCGCGACCGGCTTCAGCCTTTCATCCAGCCGGTCGATGTGGCCCTCCATGCGCGCCAGAGACAATTCGAGCCGGTGCATCATGTTCTGGTCCGGCATCTGGCCGATCTTGTCGGCGATCCGCGTCACCTCGCGCCCCAGTCCTTCGACCAGGTGCTCAAGGTCGGAAATACGCCGCGCGTTCTGCTTCGAGCCCGAGTTGACCAGGTTCCAGACCGTGGTGCCAAACGATAAAAGCGTCGAGAGCCCGACCACCCAGACGATCAGCGGCGCGATGTTCAATTCCGAACCCGTCACTCCTTGGCCCCCCAGCGGGTGGCGACGAAGTCCTTGACCGTGTGCCCGCCCATGTAGAGGCCCATGTAAACCGCGTTCAGCTGGAAAAGCGTGCCGAGGTCGGTCTGCGGTAGGGCGATCTTCCAGTAGGCATTGGCGACATGAAGGATCACGATGTTCCAGAACCACAGGAACCCGAAGCCCCACATCGCCGCCGGGCGCCAGGCCCAGCTGAGGAAGTGCTCGGAACTGGTTTCGGCCCGCGCCAGCGCGAACTGCGCCTCGACCCCGGCCGCGTAGAGCGCGATCAGTTCGGGCGTCATCTTTTCGACTTCGCGCATCGCGTCGATCACGCGCGGCGGGTTTGCCTCGGCCAGAGCGTTCAGCTCGGCAGGTGCCACACCGGCGCGCTCGGCAAGCGCGCCGATCACGTCGGTGGCCAGTTCGGCGGATCCGGCGCCGATCTTGCGGGCCAGCACCTTTTCGATCAGCGGCACACCGATCTGCACGGCAAGCGAAATCAGGGCGGAATACATGGTCAGAAACTCCTCAGGATGGCCGCGAGCCGCGGCATCTTTCGTTGCACGCGCGCGGCCAGCGCATCGCGATAGGTAAAGGCGAGCCAGGCGAGCCAGAGCGCGCCGATCGCCAACACGGCCCAGCCGAGCCAGGGCGGCAGCTCCGCCGGGTCGGCAACCGCATCGGTGGCGGCGACCGCGCCACCGCCGCCGGTGGTGGTGCTTGCAGCCGCGGCCTTCGTGCGGGCGTCGAGCGCGCGCTGCAGCGTCGACAGCGTGGCCTTGCCGATCACGCCATCAACCGTCAGGTCGTAGTCGCGCTGGAATGCCTCCACACCCGCGCGCAGAATGCCGGTGGTGCCAGGCGCGCCGCTCACGGCATAGCCGAGCGACGTCAGCCCCTCGCGGATGCGCTGCACCTCGACGGCATCGACCATGATCGCGAACCCGGCAAAGATGCCGCGTGCGGCGGGTGGCGGGTTGGCGGTGTAGATGCCCTCGGCGATCAGCAGGTATTCTTCCTCGCGCCGCCGCTCGAGGCCCGGGAACACTTTCCCGCCCGCCTTGTTCCAGAGCTTGATCGCGACGCGCATGCCCGGCAAATCGTGCGCGCGCCACTTGCCCACCCAGCTCGCGCGGCCGATGGCGCCGGTGTTGAAATGAAACGACACGCCGCCGTCGAATTCGTGCTGCGCAGCACCCGGCATCGCTGTCGCCACGCCGGGCTCGTAATTCCGCGCAAGCGCCAGCTTCAATAGCTCGCGCGCGCGCTCGCGCGTAAGCACCATGCCCGCCACCGGCTTGATCACGCCCGAAGCCGCCGTCAGGCCCGCGCCGATCGTCCAGATCCCGACAGGGTCGCGATAGGCCTTCAGGACTACGTTTTCCTGACGCTCGTTGAAGGCAATTCCCTTCTCGCTGGTCTGCATCTGGCCCTCCGGGAAAGAGGGCAAATCGGCCCTCGCTGACGGTGCCAGCATGGCCGCGGGCGGCACATGAAAACACCCGCAAGGGCTTGCGGTGTCAGGGTCAGATCAGGGGAAGCTGGCGCGGATCGGCGGCACCCGGGCCGGGGCCATCATCGATCCAGCGGCGCACCGAGACGTCGCTCGTGTGCAATCTGCGGGCAATCTCGGCTTTGGGCAAGCCTTTTGCGTGCATCACCCGCGCCACCCAGGGCTTGGCGGTGGGCACCCGGCGCGGCAGGTGTTCGGCGGCCCGCGCGAGTGCTGTGGCGCGATCGAGCCCGACCAACTCGGCCAGCCGCCCGCGCCCCTTGGGGTTGGCAGCAAGGTAAAGTTCGGCGCCGCCGAAGGTCATCAGAAACTCGACCGCGCCCTCGATGCCCAAAACGCGGACATAGGGTTCGACATGGGCTGGCGGGGGCGGCAGGTCACGCATCGGTTGCCCCGAAATGCGTGGTCTCGTTGCCCCAGACATCATGCCCCGCCCAAGGCTCACGCGCGAACAGCTCGGCGAAGTACTGGCGCGGCAACAGCCGGTCGATCATCTCGCGCATCTCGACCGGCTTGCGCGAATGTTCGCGCCGGATCGCCTCAATGCTGTCGGGGATGTCTTCGGGCGCGAGGATCACGTTGCGCTCAGATCGCGATGCGATCTGCGGTCGACCGATCTTGCCGATGAGGTACGGCTCCGTGGACGACCGCATCACATAGCCGGTGCCCATCGCCACCTTCCAGTTCCTCGTCCGCTTCAGCCAGGAGCCGCCGGTGACATAAGAAAAGCCCCATGCCTCCAACACCGCCCCCGCCACCATCAGGTGCGGCCAGGTCGACCAGAGAAACAGGTAGCAGTCCGGTCCCGCCAGTCGCGCCACCGGCAGCGCCTTGATCGTGTCGACATCGAGCGTGGCGTAATGCGCCTCGGGGCTCTTTACGTGTCCATTGGCCGAGCGCATCACATAGGCCCAAGGCGGGTCGGCGAGGATCGCGCCATATTTGAAAGGTGTGAGCGGGGCGAAGGGCCAGCTCATTCGTCGCGTTCCCGCCGCTGGCGGCCTGTGCGCAGATCGGGCGACGAGGCCTCGATCACGGTGGTCACATAGCCCTCGCGCAGCGTGTAACGGAACCCGTCAATGATCACCGCCGAGGCGCCAACCGAAACAGCGCGGTCGACGCGCTGGCCGATCCGGCACCGCAGCGCCTCGACATCGACCAGCATGACGCGCTCGAGGTAGCGCAGCACAGCGTGATCGGTCACGATGGCGATCGGCTTCTTCATGCCTGCGGCCCGCCCTTCGGATCGATCCCGGCGCGGCGGCACATCGCCTTCAGCGCGTCGATCACGTCCTTGATCCGTTCCCAGTCCGACATCGCGTCGATGTCGATCGGCACATGCCCCCAATGCGCCTCGAACCGCGCCCGCACGAAAGCGTTGAGCCCGCGCCGCCCGGCGACCTTTACCGCGCCCTTCTCTGCCAGCAGGCGCCAGAGCACATGCGCGTAGCGCACATCGCCCCGCCGCGCTGCCGGGCGTCCGCGCTTGCCATTGGCCGGGTCGCCCGAGGGCGCAAATCCGCGCGCCTTCAGCGCCTCGACCAGCTTTTCAAGATCGGCCTCGCCCATCTCGCGCATGCTCGCCTTGCCGGTCACCACCAGTTGCAGATCGCGCCGGGTCTCGGCATCGATCCCCAACTCGCGGCAGCCGACATGGACGAGCTTCTGAAGCGCGCGGGCGGTCATCGGTCAGGCCTTCGCCAGATCGATGGTGATCGGCTGCCAGGCGGCGTCGTGGCGCGGGCGTGCGTAGCAGCGCACATAGGTCTTCGAGCCGACCACCCGCATCGCATCGCGGATCGCCGCCATCGCGCGCAGCCAGCGTTCGTCCGAAATGTCGAGCCGCAGCAGCATGAAGATTTCCGAGCGGTTGATCTGCCCTGCCTTGTCGGTGTTGAAGGCGCGCGTCACGATCGCGCGGATCTCAGGGCGCGCCTCGGCCGACCACTCGTTGAGGCATTCGTCGACCAGCCCCTTGGCGATCTGCAGCTCGGGGCCGAAGTCGATGTGATCGGCCACCTGCACCTGCACCTTGTAGAGGCCGTCGACGCTTTGCAGCGTCTTGTTACCCTTGGCGCCACCGATGGTCGCGCCGTATTCCTGCTCGAGGATTGCATCGAAGCCGCCGATATCGTCGAAGGTGTGCTCCTTGAATCGGGCGATCTGGTCGGAAAGCTCGAGCGCGTAGCCCACGATCTTGCGCGTGACCTCGTCCTGCAGCAGATCCTGCGCCTTGATCATCTCGACAGGTTTCAGGCCGCCCTTCGCATCGGCCATGTAGGGTTTGCCGTTGAGATCAAAGCGGCCGTCAGGCACGCGCGGGGTAATGGCTTCTCGGGTCATGCCCGGTCTCCTTCTTTGGTGATGATGAGCTGCGCAGGCGTCGGCGCCCCCGGCGGGATCGGCACGAGGCCGAAGGCCGCCAGCGTCCCCGCCATCGCGGTGATTTCGTCGGTGCTGACCAGGCTCGCGCCGCGCAGACCCGAGGTGTCGATCTTGCCCAGCCCGCGCGCGGCGAGGGTCAGCATTTCGATCAGGGTCCAGCGGTCAGTCATTGCCGCCGCCTTCCGCCCCGCCAAGATCTTGCTCGAGCGTCCGCAACGCCCGCTTCAACGCGCGCAGACCTTCGAGACCCACGATCGTGGTCCGGTTCGGCGCCGACGTCGCGCCTCGGCCAAGCAACAGCCAATTGGCGTCAACATTGAGTGCAGCGCAGACCTTCATCAACGTGAATGCCCGCGGCTGCGAGGCGCGCGTCTTCCAGAACGAGGGCTGGCTTTCATCAATTCCGACCGCTCGGGCAAACGCCGCTTGCGAGGGAAAGAGCGCAATCAGTTGCTCAAGCCGGTCGAACAGCGCCTCATGTTCCTTCGCGCCGGTCATCGCTGATCCTCCCTCGCATTGCGCGGGCAGGCAGCGCAGGCGCGGAACATCCGCACCCGGAGCGGGTTGCCGGTGGCGAATGAGCGCGACTTGGCGCGCCAGTCCTGGCACTCGTGCGAGGGAAGCGTGCCGAGCGCCGGGCAGGCCACGCGGCCCGCCAGAAACACCCCCCTGAACCGCTCTTCAACGGCGCTTAAATCGGCCGGATATTTCGCGCGAAGCACCTGGCTGATCAGCGCGGGCGAGCGGTCCATGCGCGCCGCAACGCGGTTTTGGCTGGTCGCGGTGCATTCGACCGCCATCGCCTCGACCCAGTCGGGCAAGGTTGCGCCCCAGGCGATGCGCGCAATCTCGAGCGGACTGCTCATTTCAGACCTCCGGTCAGCAGCACCAGCTCGCCGAGATTGTCATCCCAGACCGCGCGCACCCGCCGCTCGCGCGGTGGCCGCGGGCCGGTATTGCGGATCAGCCGATAGATCGCCTCGCGCCGTCCGGGCACCGCCGTGCGTTCGACCTTGAGGTAGCCCGCCTTAAGCAGCGCCTGACAATACCCATGCGCCGCTTCCAGCTTGACCCGCACCGAGGCGGTCGAGGAATGCGCGGCCAGATCGGTGGGCGTGAAGCTCTTCAGCCCCCGCATCGACGTCCAGAGATTGAGCGGGACCGAGCCGCCCGGGCCAGCCTCGCGTGTGCGCTGGAAATCGGCCACGACGCGATAGAGGTTCCGCCGCCCGACACCGCGCTGGATGTTGACGCAGGCGCCGTCCTTTTCCCAGGCACGCACGATCTCGGTCGCCTGATACATGCTGACATGCAGCTCGGCGCTGATCTCGGCATAACCAAAGGTGCCGATCCTGAGCGCAACCGCCCAGGCGGCGTCGGCGAGTGCGGCGCGGGTGTCGGGTGTCAGGAACATCACGCCACCCTCCGCTTGGCGTCGGCCTTGCGGCGGAATTCCTCGGCCATTTCATCGCGGCGCGCGGCGGGGGCCTCGCCAGTAAAGAACGCGCCCTTCCAGTCGGCAGCGGTGACCCGCACCAACCCGCGCACCTTCGCGTGCTCGTTGATCAGCGCGAGGTTGATCGCCACGCGGCGGATCGAGCGTCGCGACGATTTCAGCAGGATCTCGCGCAGGTCCGGGGCGATCTCGATGCCCGGCGCGTAAATCGGCGCCATGTGCCCGACATCCGCGAGGCTCGCAGGCTCGGCCGCGACCCAGTCGAGCATGCGGCCATGCACCCGCTCCCAGCGCTGCAGCTTCTGCGGCAGCAGTTCCTCGCCGATCAGGATCACCGGCACACCCGAGGCCTCGTAAAGCCCGCGCACCACCTCGATCATCTTGTCGCTGACCAGATGGTCGGCCTCGTCCAGAAGCAGCGGGCGGCCCGAGCGGGCCAGCTCTTCCGCCGCCTGGTTGAAAAGCTCGGGCGCCGTGCGCGCTGGCCGAAGGCCGAGCTCGATCACGATCTCCTGCAGCAGGGTCTTGGCGCGCCAGAGCGCCTGGATCTGGATGTGGCAGGCGCGGAAGCGGTTGGTGGCATAGACCGCCGCGGTGGTCTTGCCGTAGCCCGAAGGCCCGTAAAAGGTGGCCATGCCCGGCAGCCCGTGCGCCCGGGTCTGCACCCGGTCGATCAGGGTCAGCAAGGCTGCCACATTCCGCAGGGGTGCCACGCTGTTGTAAAGCCTCGGTTCGTCCGTCATCGTTCCCTCGCCTCCGCTCGTGTTTTCCGCCGTGGCGCCCGTCTGCACCCGGCGGTTTCCTCATCCAAAGATCGCGTCGCCCCGCTCGTCCCAGAGCATCCGTTCTGCCCGGTATTCGGGGGTCGATTGGTAGACGCTCAGCCAGCGCTGCTGTTCGGCGGTCAACCGCTCGCCCGCGCCCATCGCCCGCTCGAGCTGCAGCGCACGGCGAAACCGCTCGCGCGGTTCTTCCTCGGCGACGTGTGCCGGTGCGGCGCGGTGTGCTGCCAGATCGGCGACGATCGCCGCCTGTGCGCGCTCGAGATCGGGTGCGGGCGCCGCGCGCGCAGACTTCGGCGCGGGTTTGGCAAAGACCGGCCGCACCACCTTGGCCTCTGGCTTCGGCAGATCGACGGGCGTCAACGCCGCCAGCCCCTCGCCGATTTCGGCGGCCTTGTATTTTCGGTGCGCGGCCAGCGCCGTCTTTTCGGCGGCGAGCCAGGCGTTGCGGGCCCGCGCATGTGCACGCGCCTCATCCATGTCGAAGAACCCGGCTTTCACCAGGCACGGCGCGTGGCCGAGATAGGCGTTGTCCTGGCTGTAAATGTGCAACCCGTCGAAGAAGTTTGCCGGATCGAAGCGGATGATGACCCGCTGCCCGGCAACCTCGTGCATCCATTCCGCCCAGAACTCGCTGCCCTGAAACCGGATGCGCCCGCTGTGGCTCTCGGCGCGCAGACCCTCGGCACCCAGCAACCAGAGCCGCCGCTGCGCCTCGGTGGCCTTGCGGATCGGCGCGGTGGCATAGTTTTCGTCGAACACCTCGGCGAAACTGCGTCCCCAGGCGACTTCGGAGCGCCGCCCCTGCCGGGTGTTGTGCTCCTCGATCCCTTCGGCCAGCACTTCGAGAAACTGAACGAGGTCGATGGCGCGGCTGCCATAGTTTTCGGGCTGCGCCTCGGGCCGGTTGCCGGTCCAGGCGCCCGCAAAGCGCGGATCCTTGGCGATCGCCGTGCACATGTCGCGAAACGCCCGCTCGATCGGCTTCGACTGGCCCGCATAGGGCGTGGCCCAATGGATCTCGCAGCCGAGCGCGGTGAATAACCCCGGAATGTCCTCGTCGCGCACCTTGAAGCGGTAGCGCGTCGGGCTGCCACCAGTGATCGCCTTGGCAGCGAATTCGCGGCCGTTGTCCAGAAGCACATGCTGCGGAATGCCCCAGCTCTCGATCATGTCGCCCGCGCAAAGCAGCACCGCGGTCGCATTCGGGGTCTGATCCACGCGCCAGGCGAGGATGCGCCCCGAATAGATGTCCTGAAACGCCACCATCTGGGCGCGCCCGATCACCGGCTTTTCGCCACGCGCGGCGGGCCAGCGCACGAAGACGTCGAACTTGTGAAAGTCGGCGTTGACCGCCTCGAGAACCGTCATCGCGGTCTTGTCGCGTACCTGGGCGGGATACATCCGTTTCACGGCGTCGAGCCCCTTGCGCGCCAGCACCTGGCTGACCTGCGACACGGCCGCATCGAGCCTGCGCCGCATCGTGCGTTCTGGCAGGATGTCCCAACCTTCGGCGCGGGCCCGCTTGACCGAGCGGCGATAGCAATCTGTGAAGGGCGGCTGTTCAAGGCGCAGATAGTCGCTCTTGATCAGCGCGAAAAACTCCGGGTTGCAGTCCTTCGCGCGCGCACGCTCGGGCGCAGCCCGGTGGCGCGGCGCGAGGTAAGGCAGGCGATCATCGGATCGGACTCCTTCGACCAGCGCCAGCCACGACCAGATGGTGCGCGCGCCAAGGCCTTCCAGCCGGGCAACCTCGGTCACCGCACTCTGGCGACCGATCGCGGGCTCGAGCACCTCGACCTTTTGCAAGATGCCCTGCCTGACGCGCGCCTTTGCCTTCACCGCCTCGGGTAGCGCTTCGAACCACGTCCAGGCCTCGTCGCGCCCCATGCGCTCGGGTTCCCTGGGTGCTCGTTCTGACCGCATCAGTTGGTGGCGCGCGCGCACGGGCAGAAGCTGCCAGCTGTATTCCCAGCCACCACCCCGGCCCGCACGTCGGCGCACCATACCGGCCTGCGCTCGCCAGCCGAGCCGTTCCGCCATCGCGGCTACACCACGGGCTGTGGTGGGCATGTCGGGTAGCCCGGCTGCGGCGATTTCTTCCGCGCTCCACCAGAGCCGATCGGGTGCGGTCGAGGTCATTCCCGCCCCTCCCCATGCGCCTGATCGATCAATTCCTGAAGTTCGGCGGCAAAATGCCCGGCAAAGCGCCGCTTCGCAGCCTTCGGCACCCGCCCCCAGAGGGCGATCAGCGCCTTGAAACCGTCTTCGGCGGGATTCTTGACCGAGGGCGCGGCACCGTTTTTCGCCGCGAGAAATGCCTTGCGCGCCGCAGCGGCATTTTTCGCGGTGCCATCTGTCAGCGCCCGAATGACTTGGTGAAGCTCGACTGGATAGGCGATCTTTCCGATCTCGGTCAGATCCTTAAGCGTGACCGGTCGCGGCGCGCGGCGCAGACTATCCGTCAAGTCCTGGTCGAGGTGCGATCCGGCGGCTGCGATCTTGTAGACCTGCCGTTCGGTCATTCCGAATTTCGCGGCTGTGGCCTTCACGAATGCAACTGAACTCGGTTCAGTTGCATCCCAGCGCGCCAATGCACCAGCAATTCCGCGCTTCGTTTCGGGGTGCAGGCGTTCATAAACTTGCTTGCGCGCGGCCAGAAAAACCGCCGTGTCGAGCGCGTTCATTTCGGCCCCGGCCAGGTTGTCATCAATCTCCATCATCCGCGCCCAATCGCCGGTGACGTCGGCCCAGACCTTTGCCTCGATTTCGTCCCAGCCGAGGCGGCGTGCGGCTTCAAGCCGGTGGGCTCCGGCAATGAGGTAAAGCTTGCCGTCCTTTTTCTTGCGGCAATGGATCGCATCTTTCATCACGCCGGTCTCTTCGATCGACGCGATCAGGCTTTCGACACCAGCCTCGGACGCAGGGCGCAGACGATCGCGGCAAATGATACTTGCCACCATCACGCGACCCTGCTGCAAAAGCGTTGCCTGTTTCATCCCCTCGGCCCCTTCGTCATCAGATAGAAAAACCGCCGCCGCCCGCCGATGATGTGGGCGGTGCAGATGATCTCGGCCCCATGCTCCCGCAACTCTGCCACGCAGGCATTCACCGCCATCACCCGGCCACGCCGCACGATGTCGCGGGTGGTGTGGCTGCGCCCGTCGCCGAGCACGGCCAACACTCGCTGCAGGCGGGGTGATGTCAGGGGCGCGGCGTGCATGCTCAGCCCCCGTAAACCACTGCGAAATACTCGCTGACCGGCCCGAGCGCGCCGGTATCTGCCATCACGCCAAGCACCGCGACCAACTCGTCGACCGCCTCGACATAGGCTTGTGTGGCGGCATCGCGCATGGGCGAGCCTTGGCGCGCCTTCATGAGGGGAGCCAACCGGCGCGCCTCGGCCAGCAGATCGTTGGCGCGCTGCCATTGCGCAATCGGGCCGGTATGGTGCATCGCTTCCCTCATGTCCGGCCCTCGAAACTCGCCAGAACCGAGGCGATCGCGTTGAACTGATCGCGATCCTCGAGTGCCGCGAGTATCTCGAGTATCTCGTCGACCAGCGCGTCATGGCTGGCCCAAAGATCGAAGGCTTTATCCTCGTCGTCGCTTGCATCGGCCGCTTTCGCCGCCACACGTGCGGCCGCAAGCTTGGCCCGTAACAACCCGACAATGTCGTGCCCGGAAAGCGCATAAGGCGCCTTGGTGCTGCCGGTCATTGCAAGATCCCCGCGATGAAGAAGCCGCCATAGCCGATGATCATCAGGCAGACCGCCCCGATCAGGTCGCCAAGCCAGTGGTCGTCCAGCCAGCGCGCGCCAGCGATCAGTTTGCGCATCAAGATCATGCTCTGCTCCCCGCTTTCGGCGAATGGTGCGACCTCGCCGGAGTGCGCTCGACCGGGGTTCCGGTCCGGCATTCCGGGCAGAGGCGGTTGTGGATGCCTGCCGATTGAAAACTCACGCCACAGCACATGCAGGCCCGGCGCATTCGCTGCCCGGCGCTTTCGGCCAGATCCTGCAATTCGCCCATGCGGACCAGCGCGAGATCGCGACTTCCGTAGACGCCGGTGACCGGGGTCCCGTCCGGCCCGGCAACAAACCAGCCGCGCCACTGGCGCTCAAGGCGGAACCCGGACATCACTTTGCCCCCTTGATCTGCGCAAAATGCTCGGCGACGCGGCGCAGGTAGGCATCGCGGATGAATTCCCGCCCCGCCGCCTCGATGATCCGCTCGAGGTTTCGCTTGCCTACTGGTCCGCGCGATTGGCCGAACGTGGCGTTGCGCCCGTTGGTCGGCGTCATGCCGTTCTCTTGGCACCAACCCTCAAAGGTTGTGCCGCGCGCCCGGAACGCCCCCACGATTACCTCGTGCAGGATAGCGCCCGGCTGGAATTCAGGGAGGTTCTGTGTCATAGCGCCTCATAAGGCAAGTAACATGCCTAGCATTGCTAAGCACTATCGGCTTAGCCTAGCTAGGCGTCAAGGGGTTTTTGTGTCGCAATGGGAGACAGTCCGGGCAAAAGGCTGGCTGCGTTTCGCAATTCGTTGGATATGAGCCAGCGGGCGTTCGCGATAACTTGCAGTGTCAGCAGCGGCCTAATTGGCCAAATAGAGGCTGACATTCTGCCACCTTCGAGGACCTTTCTTCAAAAGATATCCGCACGTTACCGCGTTAGCGCCGACTGGCTTCTGCATGGCACTGGCGAGATGCTACTGGCAGAGATGCCAGGATTTGCAGGGCGCACCGGCCGAATCGAGCCCTCCGAGTTCGCCAAACCGCTCGCGGGCGACTTCCGATTCGATGGCGAAGACTTTGCAATGATCACCCGCATGGACCTCAACGTCTCGGCGGGTTCGGGCCTTATCCCGATAGATGGTGGCCAGTCAGAGGCACTCGCCTTCTCGCGCTCGTGGCTGATGCGCAACCACATCAGCGCCGACCTTTCGGTCCTGGTCCGCGTCCAAGGCGACAGCATGGCCCCCGGCATCCCCAATGGCGCGCTCGCCCTCGTCCACTGCGCCGAACGACAAATTGAAGGCCCTGGCGTCTATGCCTTCAACCGCGGCGAAGCATCTTACATCAAACGGATCACGCCAGTCAGTCGGAAGCCTTTGGCCTGGGTGATCTCATCGGACAACCCTGCCTACCCATCCGAAACCGTCAGCGGTAGCACCCTGAACGAGATCAGGCCGGTCGGGCGCGTGCGTTGCGTCATGGTAGCTCTCTGATCCATGAAAATGCTTCAGGTTAGCGAACTGTCGCGCCGGGATATGTCCCCAACTGGCAGAGATCAAAGGCGAGATCGTCGTTAAGAGTCGGAGGAAGTGCAAGAACGGTGTTCGTAAGCTGCATTATTGTCACCGTGAACCACTGAAACCCGACATAGCCGCCGTATCTGTTTTTGGCATTGACGCGGCCGCATGCAACAACGACATCGCGATTTCCAGGGTAACCAAACTCGACCACAACGTCGGCAGTGTAGGGGTCGAGCAGCTGCTCCTTTACTGCTTCGACAGCGGCAGCCATTTCGCCTTCTGTCAGATCCCTTCGGGCCGGAAGCGCTGCCTCGATCAACTTGCCATAAATGTCTTCGACGATCGGCTTGATCCCATGGTCTGCCGCGAAACCGGAAAAGGCGCGCTGGGTTTCTGGACCAAACTTCCCGTCCGCCTGACCTGCGTAATAGTCGCCCTGCGAAAGCCTAAGTTGGATAGCGACCATCCGAGTCCAAGTGTCCGCGACTGCGGACTTCGGGGCAATCATCAACGCCAGTGCAAGTAATATGACGACGATCCTCAATTTTTCCTCGCAGCGATATCTGCGCGAAGTTTGACAGCCGCCCCGTCAAAATCAACCCTATTCGCACTCGCACTTGTTCATGCTATGTTCCTCCGCGAAGCACTCCCCTAGAGGGTGTTGAACGCCCCATTGAACAGGCATTTTCGACCCGATGAACACGCCCCTGACTCCCGTCGATCCTATTGCCCCAGTCGCGCCCTGGCTCGGCGGCAAGCGCAACCTGGCGCGGCGCATCTGCGCCCGCCTCGATGCCACGCCCTGTAGCACCTATGCCGAGCCCTTCGTGGGCATGGGCGGCATCTTCCTGCGCCGCCAGGCGCGACCCCGCGCCGAGGTGATCAATGACCGCGGGCGCGACGTGGCGAACCTCTTTCGCATCCTGCAACGCCATTATCCGCAGTTCCTCGAAACGCTGCGCTTCCAGCTGACCACCCGGGCCGAGTTTAACCGCCTGGTCGACACCAACCCGGAAACCCTGACCGATCTCGAGCGCGCCGCTCGCTTCCTCTACCTGCAGCGCACTGCTTTCGGCGGAAAGGTCTCGGGCCGCAACTTTGGCGTGTCGAAAGACCGCCCCGGCCGCTTCAACCTGACCACGCTTGAGCCGATGCTTGAAGACCTGCACACCCGCCTTGCGGGCGTGGTGATCGAGTGCCTCGACTGGTCGGACTTCATCACCCGCTACGACGGGCCTGGCACCCTCTTCTACCTCGACCCGCCCTATTGGGGCTGCGAGGACGATTATGGCAAGGCGATGTTCACCCGCGCCGACTTCGCCCGCATGGCCGACCAGCTGGCAGGCATCAAGGGCCAGTTCCTGCTCTCGATCAACGACGTCCCGGAGATCCGCGCGCTCTTCGGCCACTTCGAGATGGAAGAAGTCAACGTCAGCTACACGATCGGCGACAAAGCCGACCGCGCGCCGGTGCGGGCGGAATTGCTGGTGGCTGCCGCAAAGCTATAG